TTAAACTATGGTAACAAGAACAGTTTCAATTCACAAAGTGCATTGGATAGAACCAATGTTGCACGTTTGATTAACTATATACGCCGTCAGTTGACTATTGCGGCTCGTCCTTTCGTATTCGAACCCAATGACGCACTAACACGTAATAGTATCGCAGGCGTAATTCAAACATTGATGGTTGATTTAGTTGCTAAACGTGGTATCTATGATTATATTGTGCAGTGTGATGAGGAAAACAACACACCTGCAAGAATTGATAGAAATCAATTATGGGTAGACGTTGCGATTGAGCCAGTAAAAGCGGCTGAATTCATCTACATACCAGTTCGTGTTTTAAACACAGGTGAATTATCACAGTAATTTAAATACCCCTAGCAATAGGGGAGTTTAAAAAGATAAATATATATAACAGGAGATTTAAAAATGGCAATAGCCTCACAATCATTGTTCAACATGACCGTAGCTAGCGATAATGCTGGTGGTAATCAAGGCTTATTAATGCCTAAATTACAATATCGTTTTAGAGTTAACTTTCTAAATTTTGGTACTGGCGCCACTGTTGAATTAACAAAACAAGTAATGGATATCAATAGACCACAAATTACTTTTGAAGAAATTACACTACCTATCTATAACTCAACATTATATTTGGCAGGTAGACATAGTTGGAATGAGTTGACAGTTAATTTAAGAGATGATGCTTCTGGTAACATTTCTAAATTAGTAGGTCAGCAAGTTCAGAAACAATTAGATATGGTTGAGCAAGCTTCAGCCGCTACTGGTCAAGATTATAAGTTTCAAACAAACATTGAAATCTTAGACGGTGGTAATGGTACATCTACTCCTATTGTATTAGAAACATGGGAAACCTATGGTTGTTACTTAAAAGTAGCTAACTATGGTTCATTAAACTATGGTTCAAATGAGATTGCAACAATCGCATTGACTATACGTTATGATAATGCAGTTCAGTCACCATTGACTTCAGGAGTTGGTACAAACATCGGTCGTATCTTAGGTGGTTCTATCGTTACTGGTATTGGCGCAGGTCAAGGTTAATTAGTAAAACAGGCCTAACTCAATGGCTGGATTCTTTCAGGATTTAATAACAGGCGCTGCCGAAGGCTTCTTCGGCAACGACTACCTGCGTGATTATACTCACGCCGCAAAAACTTTTAGACCTAATGCATATCAATATGCACCTAAACTAAAGTTTTTATTCCATGTATATTTTGAAATTAATCCAGCCGTTTATTCAGTTGGTTTAGCTACAGGAACTAATTTTGGGCTAGCTGTTAAAACAGTCAAGTTACCTTCATACAGTTTCGATACGCATACCATGAATCAATATAATCGCAAACGTATTGTTCAAACAAAAATTAAATATGATCCTATAGATATTGCATTCCATGATGATAATGGAAATAGCATTCGTAACATGTGGTATAACTATTACACATATTATTACAAGGATGCTACTAAGCCAATATCAGTAACATCAGGTCGTGTAGGCCCGCAGTTACCAACTAACACACCTCTTAATTTATCGGCTGATTATAACTCACGCAACATATACAACAACTCAATTTACGGTGACGAAGATTGGGGTTATATTGGTGATACGTCAGCGCCATCACAAACATTATTAAATTCTTCAATAGGTAATAGTAAAATTCCATTCTTTAAGAATATTAAAATTTATGGTTTTAACCAACACAATTTTGTATTATACACACTAATAAATCCTATTATCACTCGTTTTGCACATGACACATATGATTATAGTACAGGTAACGGTACTATGACAAATACAATGACGATTGATTATGAAACAGTTCAGTATGCTGAAGGTGCGGTTGACGGAAGAGCACCAAGTAATACTGTACCTGGATTTGGTATGAATGAGAACTATGATAGAACATTAAGTCCTATCGCAAGATTAGGTTCCAATCAAACTATATTGGGTCAAGGTGGTTTAGTAGATAGTGTGGGTGGATTTACACAGGCATTAGCTGATGGTAATTTATTAGGAGCTGTTCAAATTGCAGGAACTTCATACAATACATTTAAAAATGCAAACTTAAAACAAGTAGCAAGGTCTGATATCAACGGCATACTAACACAAGCTACTCAACAATCATTACCTGGTAGTGTCAGGGGTAACACATTCTATCCTGGTTATGGTGTCACACCAGCAGGTTCAGTAACTGCCGGAGCTCCAACAGCAGGTGTGTTATCACAAGCACCAAGAATCAATGGTATAAACACAACTCCTGCAGGCACTCAAGGTTAAATGTATAAATACTCTTAGGAGATTTATACATGGCTAGAATACTTGATTCACGTTCACAACTCGATTCAACAGTAAGAATATTTGATGACTTTTATGCATTTGACTTAGTAGTCAATGGTAATGAGTATGACATTGTTCACGGTTATTTTGTATTAGTATGTGACACAAAACAAATCGCAGCCAATTTTACTGCACACTTGTTTAGAATTTCTCAACAGACACAAGTTCCTGTATTAGACTTATTAAATTACATTAAAGGTCTTAACAATAAACTGGAAATGAATACTGTTATAACATACTATCTTAACAGTTTTAAAAGCAAAACTTCATTATATGGTATAGGTAAAATACCTCAGCCAAATCAACCTGTCGCTAGAAATATAGTTCTGTAATGGCTAAGTTTGCACAGGGTATATATACTCCTAAACACCCGGCAAAGTATGTAGGTAAACATGCTCCCAGATATCGCAGTGGTTGGGAACTAACATTTATGACATTCTGTGACAGTAATAGTAGTGTATTGTATTGGGCAAGTGAATCGTTTAGTGTTCCTTATCGTCATCCCTTTACAGGCAAACAAACAATTTATATACCTGACTTCTTTGTAGTTTATCAAAATAAGTATGGTAAACAAATAGCTGAAGTAGTAGAGATTAAACCAAAAAAACAAAGTCTTATTGAGAGTAAAGTTGCTAATGCCAAAGATAGAATGATAGTGGCAATCAATCACGCCAAATGGCAGGCTGCTATGGCTTTCTGTAAACAACAAGGATTTACCTTTAGAGTAATAACGGAAGATGACCTTTTTCATCAGGGTAAACGAAGGTAAATAAATACTTTTATGACCAAAAAACTACAAGAACTTTTTGAGCTTCCTGAAAATAATGATAGAGGACTTACTATTCCTTTACCTGATAACATAGAAGAAATTACAACTGAAACATCCGATGCATTAGACAAGATTGAAGCCGCACTTCCACAAGTAAGAGGTCTTGAAGCAAGTGACACTGAGATGGACGAGTTAGCTGTATTAGCTACAAACAGTTATAAAGACTTAATGGATCTTGGTATGCAGGTTGATAGCCGTTTTGCTAGTGAGATATTCAATAGTGCCAGTAGTTTCTTAGGACATGCTATCACATCAAAGACAGCTAAAATCAATAAGAAACTTAAAATGTTAGATTTACAGCTTAAAAAAGCAAGTTTAGACCAAAAATTAGCAGGGAAAACTGAAGAAGCTGAATCTACACCATTGGGTGAAGGCAAGAGTTTAGACCGTAATGAGCTACTTAAGATGTTGGCAGCTAAAACAGATGAGAAATGATAAATACAGAATATAGGAATAAGAAATGAAGAGCCTAAAACATTACATTGTAGAAAGTGTTCACACTTACAACTACACTATTAAAATTGCAGGAAACGTTGACAAGAACTTTGTTGACTTGTTTAAGTATAACTTAAATAAGTTTGACCCAGTTAAAATTGACGAGCCTAAAAGCACACCAATACAAAAAGATCCATACGGATTTCCTAATTTACATAATCAACCTGTTACCATTATTAAAGCACAATTTCGCTATCCAGCGACTGAGCCAATGATTCAACAGATTGCACAATTATTAGGTTATCAAGTTGATATGGTTCGTGTTGTGTCAAGTGATTTTGATGACAGCATTAACAGTGAAGCAGAAGGATATGCTAATGAAATGGATCATAATCCATTACTATTACATCCTGAATTAGAAGAACAACCTGGTGCTAAAGAAGCTAGCAAAAACTACGGTGACAGCTACTTATCTAGTATCAAAGACCAAGCTAAGGATTCAAAGATTGATATCTCTTATGCAGGTCAAAAGACTCCTGATGCGTTTGATCCGTTCAAGCCATACTTGGATGACAAGCAGATGGGTGATAAGAGCCCAATGAGCACAATCAAACGACCAC